GAAATGGCATTCTCACTGTCACCCGCTACCGTTGCCGTCCACGCTTTGCCAGACGATGCCTTTAGCCGGATTGCGTAGTATGGCGTTGTATTGCGTGGCTCTGTGACGTAGTGCGAATTTGATATTGTCGTGCCGTCACCATTGACAATCGATGTAATGGCGCATAGGTCGCTATCTACTGTCAGCGTGTAGCCGTCCACATCACATTGACTATCGAATGTACGCACCGTGTCGGCTGTTGCCTCGAATGTGCGTGCACAATAGCTATCGATGGTACGCTGTGCGGTGGCAAGAAAAGTCAACAACATAGGTTCATCTGTTGCGCTTTCAATGCCAAGATATTCTTTCAGTTCGTCTACGCCACAGTAAGCCATTATTTCGCCTTCTTTGTGCTGCGCTTCTGTCTATCGTTGGCTGTCTCTTCCTCGACTTCTGCTGGTTCTGCTCGTTGTTCGTCTAATAGTGCCTGCGCTGTTGCTGCGTCAAACTCGGCAACCGTGCCAGCCACATAAAAGATTTCTTTTGTCAGCTTACCCCGAAAGTCCTGAAGAAATTTCACTTTAACCATTGCGTACCTATGCCAGTGTCACGCCGATATTGCTAGTCACGTACCAGTCACCTTGATAGGCAACCAGTGTCAAGCCGTTACCTTTTGATGCTCCAAACGTGCCAACATCAGCGGACGTACCTAAGTCATTCATACCAGTCGTTGACACCGTTACGGTGTGCGCTGCGGCTGTCGTGCTGACAATCACAATCTCAACACCGTCATGTGTGGTAGCGGTAGGTGCAGCCAGGGTCAAGGCTGCGGCGCTTGCCTTAGTGACAAAGACATGCTTGCGTCCACGAGTCGGAATCGTGATTGCTCCATCGCCGCTTGCAACGTCGAATACCTGTTTAAAATCGCTATTGTCAGCCGTGCCGATTTTCAGATTGAGTAAACTAGACATTTCTATTTCTCCATTTGTAGTGTGGGATAAGTAACCCTATCCCACACTCTCAATCACTTAGACGCCAACGTTATAGCTGATTGCGCTTGCTTCGTTGTCACGATTCACCATGCCAACACGCATCATTACCACGATATCGGTGCTGTCGCTGATAGCATCACGTTGAACTTCAAACGTCATTTGTCGTTTGTAGCCCAAGCGCCATTGATCCCAACGGACGGAAAGAATGCTGCCAGTCGTGTTGTTGGCAACTGTAGTCAAGTCAACCTTGCCGCTTGTGTTAGCCTTCAGACCATAGGTTGCATCCTGATTAGCTCGGTGCATGTTGGACGAAGTAATGACGTTGTGACCATAGAGATTGACAAGATAACCATTCTCGATCGTCGGGGAAACGAACACGTCTCGTGTCTTCACTTCTGCCAGTTCCAGGCTCTTCCAGTGCGTCCACATGTCGATAATGAAATCAACCGAGTCACGTTGTGCGGTATTCTTTCCAGCCAAACCCATCAGCTTGAGAGTTTCGAGATAGTCCTCAACGGTCAATGTGCCTGCACTGCGGCTGTTAGCAGTGTTTGTCACCAGTGCCAACTTTCGGAAGCCATCAAACAAGAGATAGGCTTCGTTACCTGCGGGAGTGCCGCCGATGCTGTTAATGTTGGTGGTTGCGCCTGTGGCTGTGTCACCATCGATAATGATGTGCTCCAGAATTTCGGCGGCTTCCAACGTCAAATCACGACGCAATTCAGACACCCACGGAATCAAGGAGTCCTCTTCGAGTTCGCCAGTGTAGTTGATAGCCGCACCCAATTTAGACACGGTCAGCGTCTTGCTAGCTGTGCCTTTCTTGGTTGTGGTGATGGTTGGAGTGACACGTCCTGGATTAGAGTCCTGTGCTGATGCCTGTGCGACTTTATAGAACGTCGGTGCAGTGCCATTGAGAGGCAACACAACCGACTCGCTACCTTGCGGAATCTGCACGGTAGGAATCTTTGCAGCGATAGGAGCCGCCAGACGGATTTTGTCCCAAAGCTGCGAACTGTAAGTAACACCAATCCATTCATCGCCATAGTTAGCAAGTGTTGATTGGTTCAACTCATTTGCCTTCATCGGCATTCCTGCCATTTTCATTGCCGACTTACTGGCGACAAACTGACGTTCTGTGTCTGTCATCTCAGCCAGTTGAATGGCGAGATACTTGCGCAAGTCTTCGCTAACACCAACGCTACGGTTTGCCATCTTTGCAGCCGACATAATGCCAGCCAGCACAGCGGCATCGGTTGCGTCCAAATTGTCGTACTTGGCGACATTACCAAACTTTGCAACGTGTGGCGCATCATTCCCACCAGGCAAGCGGCGAGCTTCTGCGGCTTCGGCTTTAGCTGCGGCAAGTTCCTTGTCTTTCTCAACAAGAGCGGCTTTTACAGCCAGTGATACTTCTTCCTCTTGTGCCTTCTTCTGCGCTTCCTCGGCTGCTACTCGGTCTCGTTCAGCCTTCAGCGCATCATTTACCAGTTTCTGAACATCTTCAGGATTCATGATATTTTCCTTATTTTTTACACTACTGATTGTTTGCTGTTGGCTATTTGCTGCTACATCCGAACCAAGTAAGCCGTCGCTTACTTCTACGCCGTCTGTCTCTGAGCTTTCGCCCTCTATGTCAACAGGCAAGGAAAGTCCCGCCTGCTCATAAACCATCTTCATTACGGGTGTTACTACCGCCCGACGATTTGCCGGATTCTTGCCGTTGAATGTGTCGAATACCGACAACTCAGCCAATGGCCATTCAAGCAATTGTCCATTCGCTGCCTTGCGTACAAGATGAGCAATACTTCCACTGCTAGCTCGTGCCATTCCCTGCTGTGCGGCATCCCATACCGCCTTAGCCTGTGCTACTGCCTTATCTAGCACGCCACGAAACCACACGCCATCCTTGCGTACTTCGTAGCCTGTCGTCTTTCCGACATAGATAGGCTGTGCGTCTGGTTGTTTCTGCTCGTTATAGCCATGAAAAAAAACTAACGGTGGGGTAGGAAACTTGTCAAGATGTAGCTTTGTCTGTGCGGTGAAAAATTCGCCATCGCTGTCTCTATCGCTAGGCGAGCCAAAAGGCACACCCAGTATCTCGATTTCCCAATTCCCGCTATCGCTTTTTACTGCCCTAATCAATCCATCCATGATTTTTTACCAAACAAAAACGGCGCAATCTATAGGAGTTGACTCCTACAAATTGCGCCGTGAGTGTATACACTAAAGGCTATTTATTCGCTTGTCCGACCTATATACTTCTATTTTCCAGAACGCTCTTTTTTATTTGACTTTGGTTTTAATCCTGCCGCCTTTCTTTCCTCCGGCGTCATCTCTCTGATTTTTCCATTGTCAAGTTTTAATCCTGTTTCTGGCTTCGGTATTGGTATTACTCCATACATGATTACACCTATTCCCGCCTACCGTCTATGCAACTGCTGCTGCTTTCGTGTCGGCAATGGCTCTAATCCTAACAGTTTGCGTACATGCTGTAACCTGCTCAGTAAAGCCTGATGCTCCGACAGTAAATCTTGGCGACTTACCCAAATTCCATCGCCTGAACTATTCGTAATTATACCATTGTTTCGTGTAAGTTCCAAGCTGTTATTCACTATCTCAACGCCTCACTTATTGCATTCTCAAAGTCTCGCACAATCGTTCTGTACTCGGTGTCCACAACGTATCTATCAGTCTGCCACAATCCCCGATGGATGCGAGCTTGGAATTGATACGACTGCACTAGTGGTGCATAGGATGCGTTATTGCCGACTTTTCCTTGAATACCACCGTTTAGGCTAGTAACCCGACCCGACCATCTCTTACTTAGATTTTCGGACGTTCTCTTTTTGCTCCACTTGAATCCATAACCACGAATGTAATTACTTCCTGGTCTTTCGGCTGGGTACTCTCTCATTCTGTGTAAAATTCGTGTCACTGAACGTTCCATAGGTTGGCGCAAGTGCTTCGTACCTTCCACTTTGCCAAGCTTCTGGATAAGCGTGTCGATTCCTTTAATCTGAATTGATACACTCATACCCATCTCCCCTCAAATGGCGAACAGATAGGGCATACCCGCTCATCTTTACTAGTACGAAACACCCAATGTCCCTTATTCTTGTCGTCAATCGCAATACTAAGCCAGCATCGACAATTTACGTGAGTGTTTTCAGGTGGACGGATAGACGGTTGATGGTCGATTACGCCACTCTCAATGCCTGCTGCAACCGTCCCCTGTGCTGCGGCTCTCGTCACCTCAGTGGCGGCGATTCTCTCGGCTCGCTTACGTCCAAATACAGGTTCCAAATCTTTGATTAATTGCTCAAGCGGCTCCCCGTTATCGAACCATCGTGCAACTGTACTGCCGACTAGTCTACCGGATGTAACCGCCATCTGCTCTAGCAATGTATCCGTGTAGGCAATTGCCCAATCTCTCGCTGCTGTGTGTGCAAGTAGGTAATCGAAGCCGATGCCGACACTTTCAAGCTGCGCAATACCGATACTCACACCTAAATCAGCACTATCAATCAACGCTCTACTTACCGCATCCCGTAATGCCTGCTCTTCACGAAACGCTCTTTGTATCCGGCTTGCTTCAATGTTCGGGTCAATGAATGCGCCGCCAAAAACATCATAGCCA